GCTGGTGATGGCTGGTGGGCAACGTTCCAGGCCCTCCTTGTTGTCCTTTAGGCTTTTTCTTTTTGTGGCGGTTTGAATGGCAAGTTTTCTGGTGACTCGTAGTAGACGTTCCGCGTGATCATGGGCAAGCGTTCCACGCTTTGCAGCCATATTTCGGTCTTCACTAGCAGTCGGTCTAGATAGCCACCGTTCCAGGGCTTGTTGTTGCCATTCGGGTGCAGTTTCTTTGAGGATGTGCGTAACGCTGTGAAAAACGCTGCCAGCGTCATCCCGATACACGCGGAAAGGGCCAGAATCATCACGTACCAGGGTATTTCTACCTAGGTTATTCAGTCTTTCCTGTGTTTGGCTAGCCATGCGTTTATAAGCTGATTTTCCTTCGGGACTATTAAGTGATATGAACTGACCCAGCCGACCTTATCGCCAACCGTAATACGCACCATCGAGTCGGGTTCGGTGTCAATTTGTGTTTCCGGTACCTTGCTTGAGTCCGGTAAACAGGCTGTGGTATGGGTGCTTGGGGTCGTCTCGGCCATCGTCCATGTACATACGTTCCAGCCTATTCTGCCGTTCTCGTTGTTCTTGTACTTCTTCCCTAGTGGTCATAAAATACTCTTTCCCATATCTACTATAGCTACAAAAAAACCCCGTGCCATAGGGACACGGGGCCTTATTAGGTGCTAGGCAGCTTCCTTGAATGGATTACCGCCAGCAATTAGCCGGGTGATGTCAAAGCCAGCCTTTAATGCTGCGTCCCAGGTTTTATCAATCACTGCTTGGCTGGTCTTACGGGGTACAGGCCGCAGCGTGTATTCCGTGTTTAGTCCTGAGCCTTCCTTGCTCAACACAAAGTCCCATTCCATCAGGTTTTCGTAGTCTTCCATTTGAGAAAGGCTGTCAAATTCCTTGATGATTGACTTCTGGGTGATGCTCAAGACCTGAATGGTTCTTGACTCGTGGCTGTAGCAGGGCACAGCAATCGCAAACTTGACTGCTTCCGGTCCAGTACCTTCCCGGTTCATGCGGCGTGAATAGCCTGGTCCCATTTCCTGCTCAACATCAGCAGGTGATGGATCGTCAAGAAAACGGAATGGCCTTACGGTGCCGTCTGTAGCTTCGCCCCAGCACTCATAAAATTCCAGTGGCTCTTCAGCAAGTAGCGCAAAACGAACCTGGCTGCCTGCCTGGATCTTGCTGGGGTTCAAATAACCGCCGCCTGCGCCGCCTGAAACGGCCTCTTTGTTCTTCAGGAAACTCATTTTGTGGCTTTAGCTGTGGGCTAGAACTGCCCGGTGCTTGGCCAATATAGCACACTGACGAGGGTGGACAGGTCCGCTACAATGAAAAGCGCCCCAGAGTTGGTAAGACTCTAGGGCGCATGTCCATACTTCCCTGTAGGAGTTTAGCAAATGAATCTGCTGTCGTTTGTTCGGTCTTTGCCGAACCAGTGGGCAACAGCGCCTATCTACAAAAAAGGCGTTCCAATGCCAAAAGGCGGCGAAGCCTGCGGCAAAAATCCCCTTGGTAGGGCGCACCACGACAAGATGTCGCCCGAAGCCACGGCGATGGTCATTGAACGCGAGCCCGAAAAGTTCCAGGCTGTTGGTGTTTTTACCGGACCACGCTCTGAAGGTCTGGTGATCCTTGATGTTGACGCCAACCTCGGCGCTGTTGAGGCCAAGTGGGGCAAAAACCTTGCCCAAGCTCCACGCATTACGTCGCCTAAGAAAGCGGCTGCAAAGTTTCTGTTCACCGTTCCGCAGGAACTTTGGACTGAGGTCTCAGACATCAGCCTTGCTGCTAGCGGTGAAGGCTGGGAAGTTCTGTGGGGCCGTCAAGGGCTTCTAAACGGTGCCTACCCCACTGGTGGTACTTACACGCTTGAAGGTGACCTAAACGCTATTCCAGAGGCTCCTGGGTGGCTTGTAGAGCACATGAAGCAGTCGTTCAAGGCCAAGAACGACAAAAAGGTCACTAAATCAGCCCGTGATGGCCGCTGGTCAATGCGTTCCAAAGAGGAACTCATCGCCATTGCTCAGTCCTGTCTGTCGGTTATCCAGCCACAAGGCCGCGGCTCTGAGCAGCTTTGGTGGCAGATCGGGGCAATGCTCCAGTCCGATCTATCGGGCGAAGAAGGTCTCAACCTGTGGCGTGAATGGTCGCTCCAAGATTCTGAATACGAAGATGACTGGGCTAATGGCAAAGACCCCTGCCAAAGCCGCTGGAAAAATGGTTTTAAGTCCCAAGGTGGTCTGGGCTTTGGAAGCCTTATCCGGCTGGCCGATCATTACGACCCAGAACGGGCACGTTTCACTCGTGATGGCTGCGGCGCAGTTGTTGATGAAGTCGAGGCCAAGCCTGTTTTATGGCAACGTGAACGGCCTTCCTTTGAAGAGGTGATTGAAAAAGCTCGGTCCTATCTGGAGCTGGATAACCCCGCTGAAATGAACTTCAAGCTGAATAGCTTGGCTCTTGACGCTGGTTACCGGGACCAGTTTGCACTCGAAAAGCTGATTGTTGACCAAATTCAGTACGAAGGCGCTAAGGGGTTAATGGATGTGGCTGCGCTCCAAGATTTAGAGGGTCAGCGTGAATACCTGATCCCTGATGTGCTTCCGCACCCGTCCGTTGCCCTGATTTATGGCGCTGGTGGTGACGGCAAATCCATGTTTGCCTGGACGCTGGCAAAGCACATCGCTACTGGAAGCCCCTTTGTGGTCCGTGGCAGACACGTTCCAGTTCAGCAAGGCTCTGTGCTGCTTCTGAATGGTGACCAGCCGCTCCTCCAGCTCAAAGAGCAGCTGGAAGAGGTCGACTACCCCATGGACTCCAACACCATGCTGCTCACGGACTGGTCGCTCCAGCGTTATGCCCAGTTCATCCAGCTGATGGAAAAGGTCCAGCCCAAGCTTGTTGTTATTGACTCGCTGATCGGCTGCTCTGGTGGTAGGGCATTTGATGAAAACAAGAGTGACTTTGCGACGCCGCTGTATTGGCTGACTAGGAACAACGGTGTTCTGTTTCCAGCAACAACCATCCTGATCATTCACCACGCCAATAAGCAGGGCGGTTTTCGTGGCACCTCTGCCATTCGGGATGCTGTGGATACCACACTTTCACTTCGTAAGCCCAGCAAGGACGAAGTGGAAAAAAGTCCCGCTTTAGCGGACAGCCGAATCATCACCATTGAAAAATCGCGGTTCGGTCGCTCCGGTACGGCGCTCATCATGCGCCAGGAGAAAGACCTGAGCTTCTCTGTGGCTGATTTCACCCCAGAGGTCGATGACAGCAATACATCGCCTTCCAGCGTCACTGACAAGGTGCTCCAGAGGCTTCGTATTGGTCATCCCCGCGCCTTTTCCAATACAGACCTCAATTCCGATCCAGTGGTGGGCGGAAAAACGGCGGCTATCCAGAAGTCGCTCCAACGGTTGGTAAAGCGTGGCCTTATTTCTGAGATTCCAGGGGTTGGTAGGTACGGAAAAAAGACGTACCAAGCTGTACTCGCGTGTGGAGAGGGTGCAAATACGTGTCCACCCAAGAAGAACCCTTCCACTGGAACGGATATCAGGCTGGACAGCACCCCAAAAACAGAGGAACTGTCCAGCCTGCAACTAGGTGTGGATGCCGAGGCAGGACACATTGCCACTGATTTAGGGGGGTGTCCAGCCTCAGAACCCAGTGATGGTGCGGGTTCTGCCCAGACTGGACCCTCAGGGCAATATCCCCGCGCGAGGGAAATGGATCGTACCAAGGAAGAATCAGACGCTCTGATGGATGCGGCTTGGGGCAAGTGGTCCGACTGACCTAGGCTTGTCTGTGTAGTATGTGAGGGTCTTGCCAGCCTTCACATGCCATCATCAGAAATTGCACTTGTAGAAAAGTCTGAAAGTTACACAGATAATTTTCCTATGGAAGTTAGTGTAACTTTTATCAATCTTAATTATAAACGTCCTTTTGTTGAAGGTAAAATATTAAACCCTATTTCAGAAGTGTATGACACCGCAGGTGAACCCGCCACTGTTATGCGGTGCTACTGCCACAAAAATATAAATGACGAAGAAGCCCGCAAAATTCTGTCGCCTATTGAGAAGGGGACTGTAATTCAGGGGATTGCCCACGGCCCATCCACACGGTATCCCGGCAAAGCTTTTGGTTCATTTAGCGCAATTTTAGAAGAACCTCAAGCTGAACCTAAGCATTTTGGGATACTTCCATCTGCACTAAATACAAAACAAACGTTTACCGTCAGCAACATGCCTTCAGATTTGGTGGAACGTATGGACGCAAAGTTGGGCGGTATGGATGTAAAAAGGACGTACTTTTTGAAGAAATTGATAAATAAATTTTTGGCCGGTGACTTTGACGACGATTTCGTGTAGGATTCTAAGGCTCCATTACTCTATTACTGCTACTTAAAGCCATGCCTAAATTTGATGTGCCTGAAAGCGTGCTTATAGCCTCTGAAAAAATTCTGCTTCGGGATTTATTGGAGTCACCGTCGTTCTGCTTCTGGGCGGTTAGCTGTCTGTGCAACGCTACGCAGGCTGCACGGCATAGCTGCGAAGACCCGACCGAAGATGACGAATTTTTACAGTTCAAGGTTTTAAAAATGCTTAACTGCATTTCCACGGAAACAAAGCGGGCCTGCTTTAAGGAAACCGCTTTGCAGGTTAGTAATAACAAAACTGCCCGTTTTGAAACCGCTAAACGGTTGTCAACGCAGTACAGGGTCATCGGGTAGCCAGCCTTTTCTAATTAGGCTTTCAACTACCTCTTGTTGCTTTAAGTAGAGACGAAAGAATTTGCAACATAACTCTTGCAGTTCTTTCGTGTCTTCGCAGGTGGAGATTTTACGGGCGTACCGTTCGTAAACAAATTCGCGGTTCGGGTCCATTACACAATTGCTCACTAGCACATTATGCTTACTGATTGGCTTTCAAGCCAGACTGGTATTAGATATTGCGCTCCAATGGAAGGGTGGGCCACCATCACGTACTACGAGCTAAAAGGGCCAAAGCCGTATTTAGCCATTGTGCGGTATACGGCGTATGGAACGGACCTGCTGCCAGTCAGTCTTTGTGAAGATTTGTATCACGACACGCCTGAGGATTTCTGCCGCCTGGAGCGTGACATAGACATTGCGCTCAATTCTGGTATTGATGCCAGTGTCATGAGCACCTACGCGCATGAGTTCTTCCCCAGCATTACGGCACATCTGGCATAGTGTGCTACTGTATGTAAGTCGTTCGGAGCCCCACCATGGCCCACGCTCAACTAATCAGCTACAGCTACACCAGAGGATCAGATCTTCTACATGTCCAGGCCACTGTTGACGATGCTGTTCAGGTCTTACCTGCAACCCACTTAGATCCGCCTGAGTTTGACTCTGCACACTGTCAAGCGGTCATCCTTTGGGACGAACCACTAGACCATACAAATGCACCAACACGGGAACAGGTGGAGCGTATGCTGCCCTGGATTACCGACTGGTGCGTTATCCCTCCGATCGAATTTGATGACTGATCCTGTCAACGCTCCAGCGCACTACCAAAGCGCCAACGGCGTGGAGTGTATTGAAGCAATCAAGGCCGCAATGACATTCGATGAATTTATTGGGTATCTGCGCGGAAATTGCATCAAATACACCTGGAGATACCGCCAAAAAGGTGGCGTTGAAGACCTCCGCAAAGCCAAGTGGTACTTATGCCGCTTGATTTCAGAATTTGAACTTAATCCTTATGACGATCCTCTCGCATGAACTGCCCCCACTGCAACCGCAAACCACAGCGCGGCGATCGGTGGATTACTCAAACCAAGCCTCGTTTTGAGACAAGCATCGTAAGATGCCGCAAGTGCCCAAGCTGTGGCTACAAATGGTTCACAGCTGAGGTTCCAATTGTTTGCGACATGCAGTCCACTGACCGCATCACAGACTTAGAAACCACCGTAAAAAGTCTTCTCAAAGCTTCTTACGAAACCTTTCCTCTTTAATTATGTCCACACATCCATTTGACACCAGCACCTTTGCAAGCGTAAAACTCAAGAACGTTCCAAGCTACTTAGAAAGTGAAGCGGCAGATTACAATCTTCGGGTTGCCGCTTGGTTCGATAACTACGCTGTTAATGCTGCTCAGTTTGATGCTGCTATGGCCGATCAAGACAAGCTCTGGAAAATGCGCACCGCAGAAGGTTGGGAAGCTGACGAAGGTGGCTGGTACACACCTACCGGCATCAGCGAACACGACTGGGAACACGACTACGGAAACCCTTTTCCTGAGGAACCTGTCTGGGAAAATTACAAGGCGTTAAAGCGTTGCACAGCTGGTTGGCGTATTGATGACACCGGCTGGTACAGTCCTGACGGCCAACACGAGTCCGAATGGACAGGCCCACTTCCTGAATACACACTTCTTTGAAGACCACCCATGTCTGACTACAACTTGTTTTTCGGTGTCGAGCACCTGCACAGGATCTCGACATCAATTTCTATTGCCTTCGATACTGAAACGCTCCAGCTACAGCCTGAAATAGGCAAACTTCGCTTAATCCAGCTGGGCTGCGAAGTCAGTAAAACCATCGTCATTATTGACTGCTTTGAGTTAGATACAGATGGCTGGGAAAAACTCCGTCTATTCTTTACCAACGGTGAGCGTTACTGGTTAGCCCATAATGCAGTGTTTGACCTTGGCTGGCTTCAAGAACACGGCATCTATGTGCGTGGCCGAGTTGGCTGCACCATGCTTGCCAGTAAGCTCCACCACAATGGAACGCCTAACCTCAGACACGGATTGGCCCATGTCGCCAAGCGTGTCCTCAAAATTGAACTGGACAAAGAACAGCAACGGTCTGATTGGAGCGTTCCAGTCTTAAGTCGAGACCAGTTGGTCTACGCCGCTAAAGATGTTGAGGTGCTGCTGCAGCTGGACTATCCACTTACAGCGGCGCTACAGAATGCAAGGCTTTCTGAAGCTTACACATTAGAGTGCATAGCACTTCCCGCTATGGCCCAGATGTGGCGTACCGGGCTTCCTTGGAACCGTTCCAGTCTTGAGCAGCTTTGTAATGATTACCAGCACGACATTCATGCGCTCGGTAGAGACTTTTTACGGGAACTTGACAATGCGCTTCCAGCGGAACACAAGCTCCCCAGAGAAACAGCAAATACTCAAAGACTTTCAAAGCTTCGAGACCTTGTCACGCAAATGGGGCACGAAGACTCAGACTACGAAAAGTGGTATGCGGAAATTGAACAGATTGAAACGGCGCCGCAAACGTTTAACCTCAGGCCAAAAGCTACGGGTGATGCTCGCCGTGGGACCAAGCTAGAAGCAGGCTTTAACTTAAGTAGTCCCAAGCAATTGTTAGAAAAGTTCACAGCACTTCTAGGGACAGTGCCAAAGGACAGTAAAACGGGCAAGCCTAGTGCTAGTAGGGCAGCCCTTCAGGATTACGCTGCGGACCACCATGTCATACAGACCTATTTGGCATGGAAGAAAAGTGAAAAGCGGCGTCAAATGGCTGAAGGGATCCTTGAAAAGATGGACCCGGACGGCTTTGTACGTGCCAGCTACCTCCAGCTTGGGGCGGAATCTGGCCGTATGTCCTGCATTAAGCCAAACAACCAGCAGATTCCCCGTGATACGGAGTTTCGGCAATGTGTTGAGGCTCCTGATGGTTGGCTACTTGTTGATGCGGATTTTGGGCAGATGGAACTTCGACTCGCTGCAGCAGTGGCGCAGGATGAAAAGATGACCAAGGCGTTCCAGGCTGGTGAAGACCTTCATACGGTTACCGCTGAGGCAATTGGTTGTTCTCGCCAGATCGCAAAAAGTGCCAATTTTGGCTTGCTGTATGGATCGGGTGCGAAAGGCTTGCGGAATTACGCTGCTAGCTCTGGTGTCACCATGACTGTGGAGGCAGCTGCAACAATTCGTAACCAATGGCTAGACACTTATGCAGGTGTGAAGCAGTGGCAAAACCAGAATGCCGCAGACGCATCAAAGACAGCAAGTAATCGGTGGGCCGAAATTCGTATTCCAGGCTCTGATATGCGGCGCTTTCTGCCAGGTGACATGAACCGCCTTACGGTACGGTGCAACACCCCAATTCAAGGGGCTGGTGCGGCCATCCTTAAATGCGCCTTAGGCAACCTCTGGCCAAAGCTTTTAGAAGCGGGTGAACAGGAAGTCAAAATCGCAGGCTGCATCCACGATGAAATTCTCTTACTTGTTCGTGAAGATAAGGCTCAGCAGTGGGCGGACCAGCTAAAACAAGTAATGGAAAGCGCCGAAGCTAAGTGGTTGGGAGACATTCCGCCTCTAGCTGAACCTTCTATAGGGAAGCGTTGGTCCGAGATCCATTAATAAGTAGCGCAGTATGGTCAGCATCTATCGCACGGTCAACGGGTGGTCCTTCCGTACCCTTCAGGAAACGGGTTCTTACTGTAGTCTTTCGGAAGTGATGGATGCTGCCTATGCAACCGCAGACAGGGCGGCAGATAATCATGAAGTTCCTGCAGTACGAGATAGCGCGTGCCACCACTGCAGATTTGCTCCGCGCAGCTAATTTTCTTGAAGGTGCTAGGGAAATAAGGCGGGGCTGTCGTAAACAACGCACAAAAGCTCGTAAAGATCAGCAGACTGGCTGGCGTAAGCATGTTGATAATGCGCTTCTTTGGTAGCACAATGCTAGACTAAAATCTACTGGGCTACTACTTGATGGCGATTCGGCACGGAAATAAGACATACATGCAGATTCTTCTTGATCCGCACAGAGCAAAATTGCTGCTTGACCTAGCTGAACAGACTAGCACACGCCCCACCGCTTGGATTCGCAACGCAGTTTACAGAGCATTGGAACGGGAATACCCTGCCGCGATTTACAACGAGGCAGTTGCTAAGGATGAAGCTGCTTGGCGTGCTTCGGTGCGTAAACGTGTGGAAGGCCGTATTAAGTCACGTAAAGCTCCTGAAGATTCCGAGTAAAAGGATTTGTACTGTGCTACTCTTCCTGGGTCCGATACTTACCAGGCAATGACTAAACACCCACTGACCCTGGCACAAATCAAGAAACTCGCTAGGAGATATACGTGCGACATGGAGAGCGGTGAGTATTCCTTTGGGGAGGATACTGTACGTGCCGCTGCTGATTGGCAGCTGGAAAAATGTGATGATGAGCTGGGCAACATTTTGCATTGTTTAGCAATAGCTGGAAAGATTACAGGGGAGGAACGGATACAGATTTATGTCCTATTCAAGGAAGCAATGCGCCCAACTATAAAAATGGACCCTGATGATTATTGGATTTTCAGTGACTCTAAGAATTTTAGGAAACTGAAAAACACATAGACATCAGGGTCCATATCAGGATGCTAACTCTTGCTAAAGGCTTTGTACTGTGCTACTCTTCCTGGGCCTACTATTTACCGGCTAATGACTCGCTACGCACTTAAGACAACACACGGAAATCAAAATATGTACCTTGCAGCTTATTACACAAACTTCCCTAAAAATAATGGTATTCGTTTGACAGATAAAGCAGAGGACGCTTGCTCCTATGTGACTATTGAAAAGGCTTGTCAGGTGGCACGTATGCTCGAAGACAATATGGGCTGCGTACCAAGCATTGTGGAAGTGTCTTACTGATGGATGGCTTTACTGAATACCTGAAGGACATTGTCCGGTATCCGCTCTTGAACAAAGAGCAGGAAATTTTATTGGCGCGGCAAGTGCAAGTTTGGGTTACATCTGAAAATCCCACCGAAAGGGAAATTAAGACAGGCAAACGGGCCTATCAAAAACTCATCAACTGCAACCTTAGGCTTGTTGTGTCTATTGCAAAACGTTACACATTACGTTCCAGGCGCACAGAAATGTTTGACATTGTGCAAGAAGGAAATATCGGCCTTGCTCATGGCATTAAAAAGTTTGACCCAGAGCGCGGCTATGCCTTGTCTACTTACGTTTACTGGTGGGTACGGCAGTCAATTAGTCGGTATCTAAGCTATCACGACCGGATGATTCGCATTCCGTCCCACGCTGGAGAAACATTGGCAAAATTGCGCCAGTGGGCACCCCAATTTGAGTTGGCGCACGGCAGGCCGCCTACCTTAGAAGAAAGCGCCGAATACTGCGATATAGCTCCGAAACGGTTGCGGGAGTATCTAGAACGTAGTGAAGATTGTATTAGCCTAGATAAAATTTCGCCTAGCTTGGACTCTGAGCACACACTGCTTGAGCTGATTACTGATGGGGCGCACCCAATGGAGCAGCTAGATAACCTTTTCTGCGGTGATACGGTAGACAGGCTGTTGATGACATTAAACCCCGTCGACCGTACCATCGTGGAACGTGTTTTTGCTTTTGATGGCGGTGATTCGCAGACTTACATAAAAATCTCAAAGGAGTTGGGTATGTCTAGAGAACGTGTAAGGCAAAGGTGCCATAGGGCCTTAAGAAAACTTCATGTGCTTGCAAAGCTCGGTACTTGCGGGCCTTTATAGTGGAGTGCTCTAATTGCGGTGCTTCAGGTAGAGGGGTCGTAAAAACCATAAGCACTCGTAGGTCACACGAAGTAGCAACGACACGGGTTTGGAAATGTACGGTGTGCTCCACACTTTCATATTCAGTAGAAATTTCTGTGGATAAATATCACGTCCACTGCGACAAGCACTACCACGTTAAAAAAGATGTGGTCCAACGTCTGATCTCTGCGCTTTATTCATGAGCAATGTTGAATTGGTCTGGGCAACCCCAGACGCTGAAAAGCTGATCGTGCGCATGGCGCGTGTTAGTAACCCCAGCAATGAAGACAACTGGGAAACCGGACCAGGGCTTCTTAGATACCTTGTTAAGCACAAGCACTGGTCACCCTTTGAGATGGCCAATATGTGCGTTCAAATTGATACAGAACGTGACATTGCCGCCCAGATACTGCGGCATCGGTCTTTTTCGTTCCAAGAATTTTCTACTCGCTACAGCAAGACACAGCCAGCTGAGATACCCTACTTCAGACGACAAGACACTAAAAATCGGCAGAACAGCATCAGTGATCTACACCCAAAACATCAAGAAAACTTCCAGGCAGGTGCTGGTCGCATCATTGCTGATGCCTTTCTGTTTTATGACACCCTATTGGAACGGGGCGTTGCCAAGGAGACGGCTAGACGTATCCTGCCACTCTGTACTCCTACCACCCTTTACATGCAAGGGACACTAAGGTCTTGGGTGCATTACATCCAGCTGCGAGCTGATAACGATACACAGCTAGAACACCGGCAAATTGCGTTCCAATGTGCAACCGTGTTTAAGCAGTGCTTTCCAACGGTGTGCCAGGCCGTTTTTCCTACACTGGACCTATGAAAGTTATTTTTTTAAACTGGCTTGAGCGGGCGGCTCTTTATGTCTTGGTGCGTAGTCCACGCATTGGGATGCTTGCCGTTAAAGAAATGGATGGGCCGCTGCTTTTTATCGCTAACGATCCTCTTGATGGAATGCCCATAGGTGATAGGAATCCAGTCGTAAACCAGTTAGAACACATATATCGCAACTCGTCTAACGGACCAGGGTATGGTCAAGACTCGGGCGTTACGTGAACAGTGCTTCACTGTTCCGTCCATTCGGAAATGCGGGCTTCGCGGGCTTCGTTCCAGTAGTCACGTTCTCTGTACCATTCCTGCCAGTCATGGCCTGATTTGTGGCTATTGCAGGAAAAACAGCAGCCTACTAGATTGCGTTGCTCTGTTATACCGCCTTTCCACTTTGGGACTACATGGTCCAGCGTTGCGTTCTTACCCAGCGGTTCAGCGCAGTAGGCGCAGCAGTAGTTCCATTGCTGCAAAATATGGTCCCGAAAGCGCACCTTGGCTTTTTTACGGGATACCAGCTCGGTCCCGTCAATCTGGTGGTCCACTACCACCGCTCAATAGACTGCAACAACCTATTTGACTTGCAGTTATCTACATGATAACGGCGGGAAAAGACTTACGGTTTTGACCAGATGCGGCCTTCTTCTATGCGACGACGGCGTAATCCTTCTTCAAAGTGCGAACCAGGGTTTCGATAAAGTAATAGAGCATCGGGTACTTGGTTCCATTCGTGATTTTTTAATACGCGGCTGATTGTTCTAAACCCCGGCAGGCCATAGAAGTACGCTCCAACGTTGAAGGCAAAGCTAATTAAGGCTGATTTTTGGTTGGAACTCATGCTTTTCCAAAACGGCACATCGGCCTCAAGTATTTCTGCAGTTCGCTCTATTTCTAAATTCAACATTTCTTCTGCCCTTTGCTGGCTGATCCTTTCGCCGAGCCTTACGTTTTGGCCTTCGGGATACCGGGTGTTTCCGTAGCCAATCGTTGGTACGCCAGCAGGACACAAATATGAAGTTAAATGACAACCTTCAAATTCTTTTATAAGCTCCACAGCAGCGCCGTAACTTTTGTCGTTTACAGCCGAAATCCATGTCCCGTACCAGGGCTGATCGCGGTTAAGGATGTCTGGCTGTACCTTTAAAATTGCGGCTTCAAGTTCTACTAGCGCAGCACTTTGATGCGGTAATTTCCGGTAGTAACGGAATAAATCATTTAGGTGAACCGGGGTGTTTGGGCTCATGCCATGGTGCGCGAAGGTGCAGGTTGTCAAGGCGCTGTGGAGGCGGTACTGCAGCAGGTTGAGTTGCGTGCCAGTCCTTTTCAGCTTGGTCTAGTTTTTTGGGTAGCGTTGCGTAAAACTTACGGCGCTGGATGGCCCTGTCTACTTTGCTCCACATGGAACGGGTGCTAAACAGAACGATCCAACGCCCGTCAGGCGGTATCAGCCCTTTTTTCCGGGTTTGATGCTGCGGATTGCAGTGAACAGGAATTGGAGGATGCTGTTGTCCTTTAGCTTGCTCATGCCGATCAGCTCAGATGCAGCAGCGACGACAACCCAGAAAGCAGGGTGGCTAATGATTTCTTCGAAGTTCATGGTGTTCAGGACTTTGTCTAATACTAGCCTTGTGGGTTTTTGTGCTCCAGAACGGTAATCCGGTTGCCGTGGTCGTTGAGGCGTTCGTAGATTTCGCGGCGGTCCATTGTCGCCTGCACCTTTTCTGCCTTCATGTCTTGGTGCAGGTCTTCCAGTTTGGTTGCAATAGATTCAACGCCAGCGGTAAGGCGAATGACTGCCTCGCGCCCTTCACTGGTACGTCTACTAAAACCGGAGACACTCATCCCCGCTATACCAATGGACGCTCCAAGCACCGCTGCGTATATTTCAATCACGGGGTGTGCCTTATTTCCTCATTATTGTAGAGGGTCTGGCTTTCCAGCCAATATCATCACAGCTCGTTTGTAGAACATACAGTCGGTCTTACCGGCGAGTTCCAACGCCTTCTTTATTTTTAGCCAGTTTTCAATGGTTTGACGATCCATTGCAAAGCGTTAGTTTACAGGTAACTTAAACTCAGAATAAGCCACGTTAGTAGCTATTAAAATACCAGTACCGTCTTTGGTAAATGCTAAACCTTCGACATCAACCACGGTCCCTGGGCCATAATCTTCGGCCTGAGTTAAAGTGTCATAATTAGCATTGGTAGTGTAAGGAGAAGAGTATAGATTCAACCGTTGCCTCAAAAGGGTTGCTGTAGTTATATCCCAAGCGGTTGAAAGTTTATACACATAGATGGCTCTTGTAGCATCACCACCTGCTATGTAAATCTTTGTTCCATCTTCTGAAAAATGCACTGAATAGGGTTGCGATTCATTAGTACCTGGCTCGATATTTACAAAATTACCTGTCCTTGTTCCTCCTGCTAGTTCGTAGGGTGTAGGTAAGGCAAACTCTGTAATTCTGTCCTTGTTATCCCAGTCCACGACAAAGAACTTTGTTCCGTCTGCGCTGATTCCGCACCCTCCTAGCAAGTCGTAGGTTGAGTTGTTTAACTCAGAGTCTCCTTGAATAATACCGTCTATTGTTCTGATGTCTTTATCGGTGTTTAGTGTGTACCCTACTACGGTATCAGTGGTGCTGTAGGTACTGAGCACATACAGTTTATTGTCATCTACTAGTTGAATACCGTAAGGAGATATAGCAAGCTCACCGCTATCTTGAACAAAAGTTACAGTACTTAAACTCCATGCCGTGCTTAGATCCCATTCTTTAATGTAATCAAGTGTGTAGCCCATTGTATACATTTTCGTACCGTCATCAGAAAATGTAATTGCGTTTTGACCCGTATCGCCAGTAACGAAGTTTTGAACATAACTTGCAGTGCTTACGTCCCAAGCTGTTGTAAGGCTGTATTCGTTTACATCATCACCAGTATTGCCACTTACAAACATTTTTGTACCATCAGGTTTAAACCTAACCGAATGAGGATTTGTTTCTTGTACGCTAACAGAAAAGTTTTGGCTATATGAAGCAGTGCTTACGTCCCAGGCTGTGGAAAGATTATATTCATTAATGTCATCTCCACTCGCACCTACGACATACATTTTTGTGCCGTCAGGCTTAAATTCAATACCATAAGGAGCGGTATCTTGGGCGCTAACGCTGAAGTTCTGGTTATACACTGCTGTCGATACGTCGTAAGCTGTTAAAAGGTCGTACTCGTTAATGTCATCTCCAGCCGAACCTACGATATACATTTTCGTACCGTCGGGTTTTACATAGATTCCGATAGGAGAGCTTTCTTGCGATCCAACGTAAAACGTCTTTACTTTTGGTACTGCTGTTGAAAGATCCCAAGCAGTTGATAAGTTGTACTGCTCAGGCGGTTGAAAGACATGACCGGTGCCTCCATAAAAAGTAATATACATTCTTGTGCCATCAGGGCTGAATGCAGTGTTTATATATGAGGTGCTGTTCATTCCATATACAGCAACACTTTTATTAGAATACGAAGCAGTAGACGGATCCCCTGGAGTCGTTAAGTCATACTGTCTTATTTCGGTGTTTGTTCCATTACTACCGTCAGCAATGTAGATCTTGGAATCATTATCGCCATAGCTTATGCTTGGTACACCTATATGTAAAAAAGGACTGCCCAACGAATAATTCCTTCGCCATACATAGTTTTCTATGTTCTCAATTTTCTTAAATTTTTGTATGTTGTCAGACGGAGTGTAGACACCACCCCAGTCTGTCCTGTCTGTGTTGCCGCCAATCCTGCCAAGTTTCATTAAGAAATGTCCTCGTAACCAATTACCAGTTCAAGGTCACTTGCTGCGCTAGCTAATGCACGAATAGAATCACCTTCTTCTAAATAAAAATATGTATCTTTTGTGCTAAGGATTTGTGTAGCACTGGCAGGTACTGCAATCGTTTTGGCAATATAGCGATCAGTTGTACCGTCGTAAATACTGACACTAATGTCAGCACTGTTCGCACCATCGACGTTAGCGCAGAAGATTGAATTAATCTTTAGTACTTTGCCGCTAGCAGCAGCATTAGATAGTGCCGCGCCAATTGTTGCCGTGACGGCATAGCGTGCTGTTTTGCCCGTTACTGTTGTGGGTGCCTTGATGTTTGGAGCGGCCATTAAAAGATCATCCCACTAATTACAGGATCAAAATCGACAGAACCACCGCCACCACCTGAACCTGATGAAGCAGCAGTTAATCGACCTTGAGCATCTACGCTTATATTAGCGTTGGTGTAACTGCCTGCTGTTACCGCAGTATTGTCCAGGTTCAAAGTAATCGAACCACTTGAAGTGATTGGTCCGCCTGTTGCGGTGAGTGCTGTGCCACCAATAACGTCAACGCTGCTAACAGTGCCCCCAGTTGTCAGGGTTGTCCACGTTGTGTCGTAGTCAGTATTTGATGCTTTTACCAGTGCTTGGCCTGTCGTTCCACCAGCAGCAACACCTGCGCCATCTGCTCCGTCCGCACCAGCGGCACCGTCTGCGCCGTCCGCACCAGCAGGGCCTGTAGCGCCAGTAGCGCCAGTAGCGCCAGTAGCTCCAG